ACCGATCAAAGCGGCATCGTTGGCGCTGTGGGGACACGCGACCCCGCGGGTGCACCGGCGGGTGCGGGTGGGTTCGGTCGCGGTTGTTGGGGCGCGGGAGCGGTCAGCGCGGCCGGTGGAGTCGGTGGAGCAGGCGAGGATGCGGGAGCAGATCGAGCGGGACCTAGCGAGGAGTGCCGGATGATGAGCACGGCGGTCATGGCCCAGATCGAGCGTGAGACGGCTGAGGTTGACTTCGGCCAGGGTTCACGCCGTGTCGTCGCGGCGGTGCTGTATTACCCGGCACGGCTGGTCGGGTCGCTCGTGGCCGGCCTGGTCTGGTGTGTCGCGGCGTGGCGGGTTGGCTACCGCGACGGGCGGGGCCGGCGCTCGCCGATGGCGCCGGCGGTGGCTGCGTTGGTGCCGGATAGGACGACCCGATGACGACTGCGCTGGAGCGGGTGAACACGGCGTACGCGTCGGCCGTCGCTCGCCCGCGCGCGGTCGGTGTCCGTAAGGCATGGTCGGAGCCACCATTCTGGGCGCTGGAGTCCTACCGGTCCTCGTTCGTCGGCGGGTCGCTGCCCGACCGGGAACGCCTAGAGCATGACTTCCGGGGCTATGTGCGGGGTGGCGGCAAAGCATCCGCCGTGGTATTCGCCTGTTTCTATGCACGGCTGCGCCACTATGCGCAGGCAACCTTCCAGTGGGAGAACCTGTTTACCCGCCAACTGTTCGGCACCCCAGAACTGTCCATCGTGGACAGGCCCTGGCCGTCGGGAACCACCGGCGACCTACTCGCGTGGATGGAGGTAGATGCGAGCTTCGCCGGCAACTCGTACTGGACATTCACCGATGATCTCGGTCGTTTCGGCCGGTCCGCGTCCGGCCCCACCCGTCGGCTGACCCGGATGCCGCCTGACTGGGTGTGGATCGTGCTGGGCTCACGCTCCGACGACCCGTACGCCCTGGACACGCGGATAGTCGCGTTCGTCTACGACCCCCGTGGGGTGTCGACCATGGGCGGTTCCGCGACCGTCTCCGACCGGATGGTCACCCTCCTGCCCAACGAGGTCATGCACTACGCCCCGGTGCCCGACCCGGACGCCCGGTTTAGGGGCATGAGTTGGCTCACCCCGATCCTGCGGGAGGTCGCCGCGGACCGGGCCGCCACCCAGCACAAGCTGAAGTTTTTCGAGCGGGGCGCGACGCTGCGCACGATCGTCGCGTTGGACAAGGACATCGCCCCGGAGGCGTTTGACGAGTTCGTCGAGCGGTTTGAGGCACAGCATGAGGGTGTCGATAACGCGTTCGGGACCCTTTTCGTGGGTGGCGGCGCCGATGTGACCGTGACGAGCGCGAACCTGCAGGAGCTGGACTACCGGGCCGTGCAGGGCCAGGGCGAGACCCGCATCGCCGCGGCGGCTGGGGTGCACCCGGTCATCGTCGGGCTGTCGGAAGGGCTGGCCGGATCATCGTTGAATGCGGGCAACTACCGGGCCGCGGTGCGTAATTTCGGCGACGGCACCTGCACCCACATGTGGCAGGTGACCGCGGCGAGCTTGCAGAATCTGCTCACGCCGCCCGCCGGGGCACGGCTGGTGGTGGACAAGCGGATGATTCCGTTCCTGGCGGAGGACGCGCGGGACGTCGCCGAGATTCAGCAGGTGAAAGCGAACGCGTTGCGGGCGCTGGTTGACGCGGGGTTTGAGCCTGACGCGGCGGTGGAGTTTTTACGTAGCAACGACTTCGGGAAGCTGCTGGGCGCCCATACTGGTCTGTTCTCGGTGCAGCTGCAAGCCCCAACGGATGGTACGGCGCCGGCGTCTACGGGGGACGGGACGACTGAACAGGCGAGCTTCAACAGTTATGATCGTAAAGAGTTGGTGGCCATGGCGGAGAGGTGGTAGCGGTGGACGTTAAGACCCTCCGTCATATCGAGATCAAGAACGACGACCGCGGCGAGGTCGAAGCGATATTCGCCACATTCAACGTCATCGACGCTGATGGGGATGTCACCCTACCGGGTGCGTTTGATGATAATGGCGAAGTTCCGATTTCCGCGTACGGCCATTCCTCCTGGGATCATGCGATGCCAGTTGGGAAGGCGCGAATCCGATCCACGGACCGGGAGGCCATCCTGTCCGGGCAGTTCTTCATGGACACCACGGCGGGACGCGACACATTCACCACAGTGAAGCACCTCGGTAAGATCGGTCAGTGGTCGTACGGTTATGATCCGGTGGAGTTCTCGTTCGGCCAAATGAACGGGCAAAAGGTCCGGTTCCTTCCAAAGCAAAAGGTGTTCGAGGTTTCGCCGGTGCTGCGCGGTGTCGGCGTTAACACCCGCACCCTATCGGCCAAGTCAGCCCAGCCCAGCACAGAAAGCGGCAGGAAGATGAGCGGCACGTCAGCGATGCGTCCCCATGAGACGGACGTGGTCAACCAGTCGTGGGACCGGGACGCGGTCGTGGTGGCGATCTCCGAAGGTGCCACCATCGCGGACCTGCGGTCCATGACGGCGTGGGTGGACCCGACCGGCGACCTCGAAACCAAGGACGCCTACCGGTTCTGGCACCACGGTGGACCTGGCGGTCAGGCCAACGTCCGGGCCTGCGTCGTGGGCATTGCGGTCCTCAACGGCGCCCGTGGTGTTGATGTTGCCTCGGCCCCGTGGGGGGAGGACCGGGACGGGATCTATGCCCACCTGGCCGGGCACATCCGGGACGCGGACCGGGAGCCGCCGGAGCTTCGCGCCGCTGGTGGTAGCATCAAGGACGCTGGAGGCGGTGACCTCCTGAGTCAGATCGTGACGAGCCTGGTAGGCCCGCGTGAGGCGATCGCTGCTGTAGGTCGGCTGGTAGCCCCCACCGACGGCAGGCCCCGCAAGCTGTCGAATGTCAAAGCTGAGTACTTGTCCTGGTTGGACGAGGACCTGATGGCCCTGCACCGGCAGTTGCGTTCCTACCTGGACAGTCCGGACGATGAGGCGGTACGGGAGTACCTGCGGTTCGTCCAACACAGCATCTGACGGGAGCGCTCGCGCCCCGACAAGAAGGGGCTACTGATGGCGTTTCCGGCGCTGAAAGACGCGCGTGAGAGGCTCGAAAGCAAGCGGCACGAGCTGCATTTGATCTTCGGTGAGGCTGGCGCAGAGCTGGACTTCACTCGGGTCAAGAGCGTGAAGGGCACCACCCGCGAGGTCGCCGCGCACGTGCGGGCACTGAACGACGAGATGACCGACATCTCCAAGGAGATCGCGGACCTCGAAGGCGTCGAGAAGGCGGTCAAGACCAGCCAACGGCCTGAGCAGAAAGCCGGCCGGGAATCGGGGGACGACCGTCGCGACGGCGCTACCCCGTCGGGTCGGGCCGAGTACAAGAGCTTCGGTCAGCATTTCATCGAGTCGAATGCATTCACGAAGCGTCAGGGGCAACAGGGCCCGGTGGCGGTCATCGATATCGAGCTGAAGACGCTGATGACGACCACTGCGGGTTTCGACCCGGAGGAGACCCGTACCGGTAAGATCGTTGAGATCGCGACCCGCCCGGTCCAGGTGACCCAGTTGGTGCCGCAGACGACCACGACCCAGTCGGCGGTCAAGTACATGGAGGAGACGACCCTCACCAATGCTGCGGCCGAGGCCGCTGAGGGCGGCACCTATCCGGAGGCGGCGCTTGCCTACACCGAGCGCACGGCAATCGTGCGGAAGATCCCCGTATTCTTGCCGGTCACAGACGAGCAGCTGGAGGACGAGCCACAGGTACGTGGTCTGATCGACAACCGGCTACGGTTCATGATCGCGCAGCGTCTCGACGGGCAGATCCTCACCGGTAACGGCACCCCGCCGAACCTGACCGGGATCCTCAACACAGCGGGAATTCAAACCCAGGCGAAGGGTGTCGACCCCACCCCGGACGCTGTTTACAAGGCGATGACGAAGGTTCGGGTCACGGGGCGTGCCATCGTCAGCGCGGTGGTCATGCATCCGAACGACTGGCAGGACGTGCGTCTACTTCGGACCGCCGACGGGATCTACATCTGGGGCAACCCCTCGGATGCCGGCCCTGAGCGGATCTGGGGCGTGCAGGTCGTGCTCGCCGACGCCCTCACCGAGAACACCGGCCTGGTAGGGGATTTCCCGAACTTCTCGGAGTTGAGCGTGCGGCGTGGTGTCGAGGTGCAGGTGAGCAATTCTCACGGCACGTTCTTCGTCGAGGGCAAGCTCGCGATCCGGGCCGACATGCGTACCGCGTTCATCCTCTACCGGCCGGCTGCTTTCTGCACGGTGACGGGTATCTGATGTCTGTGACGGCTGCGAGGGTCACGGCGAGCACGTCGGCCGTGGCCCTCAACACGGCCGACACAGCTGGCATGACCCTTGCACTGAAGAACACCTCAGCGAACGCGGCCGACCTTGGCCCGTCCACCGTCACCGCCGGTGCTGGTTTCGACCTGGCCGCTGGGGCAACGGTCACGGTCCCGCTCCGGTGCGGGCGATGTGTTGTTTGCGATCCGGTCGGCTGGCGCCGACGCGACGATCGCCGTCCTGCGAACGTAGAGGAGAGGAGCATTCATGCCTGTCATTGATGCCACGGCCCGGCTCAAGACCCTCCAGGCCGAGTACGACTTCGCCGTCGACGCCGGTGCGACCGGCACGATCACGCTGCGGGCTGCTCCCGGTGAAAGCGAAGGCAATTATCTGCCGGCTGGTGTGGTCGTTGTATCCGGCTATGTTGATGTGGAGACCGCGGTCGCTTCGGCCACGGGAACGGTTGCATTGGCTGCGGAGGCGGCAGCGGACATCCTCGCCGCCACCGGTCAGGCCGGATTGACAGTGGGCCGCAAGTCGGTGATCCCGGCTGCCACCGGCGCCACTGCGGTTAAGACCACGGTAGCCCGCAGTATCACCATGACCATCGCCACTGCGGTATTGACAGCCGGTAAGTTCCGCGTGATCTTGTTCTACAAGTGAAAGGAGTTGTGGGGGGGGAATGATCCCGGATCGCCACTGGTGGCGCACCGCCGACGGGCGGCTCGTACCGCATGGTCACCCTGATGCGTTGTTCCTGGCCTATGCCAAGGGCATTGAAGTGCCGGACCACTTGGCCGAGCAGATCGGTCTCGCTCCCGCGGTGCGGAGCTTCGCTCGCGCTGAGGAGCCCGAGGACCCCGGCAAGCAGGCCAGCCCGCCGGCGGACAAGATGGCGGCCAAACCGGCCGACAAGTCCGGGTCTCAACCGGGCACTAAAATAGAGGATGAGAGCTAGTCATGACATGTGGTGACGCTGCAAACGCCTGGGTACCGTCCCTTGTCGGCTCGGTGTGGACCGGCACCGTCGGAGAGCAAGACCTGGCGGCCACGTTCGCGTCGCTACTGAAGCCCGCCGCGAGCGTGGTGGGGGCGATCCCGGCGATCGGGACCTGGTCGAAAGACTCGGTTGGGTTCCACTGGACGGCCGCGTTGGAGGGCTACACGTGGCACTTCACCGTGACCGCCGAAGCCTGCAACGAGGCCGGGGATGTGACCGCTGCGGTGGGTTCCGCGGTCGACGGGTTGGACAACACCCACCCGGTGTCGATGACCCGCACCATCTAGGGAGCGCGCGCAGAAATGAGCATGGACCTTCCGTGGGAAATCGAGGCCGAAGACACCTACGACGACAACGGCAAGCCGTTAGGGCGCACAGATTCCATCCGCATCGATGCTGCTCCGCTGGACAACTGGGCCGGTTGGGTTGAGATCACGACGACCGGCCAAGTGTTCCTGTCGCCCGAACGGGCCCGACAGGCGATCGCCGCCATAGAGGCGGCACTGGAGCGAGGCGATGGATCTCTATCTGACTGAGCCGGTCGGGCCGTTCCCCGTTGCGATCGGCGCCGCGTTCGGCTCGTTCACCGCCCGCCAGGACGTGTCACCCCAGCCGTTGCCGTTCGTCCAGGCCGGCAAGCTCCGCCTCGGCGCCAAAATCAAGATCGAGGCGGAGGGCGAGTTCTCCACCACCGGCACCCCCACCCTCGTACTCGGGCTCTACATCGGCACCGTGGCCGGGGCGATCACCACGGTGCTGGCGGAGTCGTCCGCGATCACTACCGGGTCCGGGGCCGCGGCCTGGCCGTGGCGACTGGAGTACCGCGGCATCATCACCGCCATGGGCGTGTCCGGCCAGATCGTAGGGATGGGCAACCTCGAGCTGGGCACGTCGTTGACCGCGATCAGCTCGGTGCCGATCCCGATCACCGCCGCGCTGCGGACGGTCACGTGGGACACCACCATTGCCCGTGCGGTGGGCGTGTGCGCCACCTGGGGTACCAGCTCCGCGTCGAATACGGTACGGACGTTGAATCATTCGGTTTTGATCCTCAACTAGTAGGAGAGCTTCGATGAGTGTGGGTTTCTCGGCGACCAAGGCCGACTTCGACGCGAAAGCCGGTTCGCTGGCGCTGGCCCTGCGGCAGGCATTGGCCAACATCAAGGAGTTTCAGGCTGTGCTGGCCGCGACCGCGGATGCGACCCTGACCGCCGACGGGTACACCTCCGGCGAGGTCGCCACCCTGAAGTCCGCCTACACCGATCTGGACAAGCTGCGGACCATCTACGAGGGCACCCAGACCCAGGGCTCCACCTACGACTTCCGGCAGTTCGCGAAGCTGCTCACCGGCGTGGTGTAACCCCCCGCATGGGGGGACGCGGTTGGTGAGGAGCTAAATGGCTACGCTGGCCGAAACCGTCTGGTATGAGGGCGTCAGTGCCTCACCGCTGACCGTCGTCAAACCGGGCGGTTTCGAACCGGGCCAGATCCTCATCGCGGTCATCGTCGGCTTCAACAGCCCGCTCAGCGAGCTGACCGCACCGGGCGACTGGACCGAAAAGGGCTCCTACACCAACGTCAACAACTACAGCGGCAAAGTCTTTGTCCACGCCTATGATGCTGGCGATCCGGCGACCTGGGACTTCACTTACAACGCGGCCGATTCGGTGTGCCTGGCGTTGTTGCGGTGCGCGAACTCCGAGGCCGCCTTGGTGGTCACCACCCGTGTCACCGACGCCATGTTCTCCTCTGAGGACAGTCCTTCGGTCACTCCCACCGCGGGTAACGATCTGCTGATCTGCCTGCTGTCCCAGGGCGAGTGGTTCGACCACTTCACCCATGTCGTACCCGTGGGCATGTCCTACAGTGGACAGACAACCAATACTTACCTTGCGTTGGTCGCCGCCGCCGAGCAGCTGTCCAGCCCCGCACCCACCGGGGTCCGAACGTGGACCAGCCTGGATACCGGTGGCAGTGGTGTCGGCGGATTGTCGATCGCGGTCGCGTCGACCGCACCCGAACCTGACCTCTACCTGCCCGGTAAGGACCTGCCACCGCACCTGATCTACCGGCTGTTCGCGCGTAAACGGTCCCTGGAAGTCTCACCCATCCCCATCGTCGGGCACGTCGCGACCGGTGCTGTGGCGGTGGGTACCACGTCCTGCGCCGCGGCTTACCCCCCGGGTATTGAAGCTGGCGATGCCTTGTGGCTGGGTGGGGGCGCCTGCCACTCCACTGTGGTCACCTTTCCGGTCATCTCCGGCTGGACCCTCATCTACGATCTAGAGTTGGGTGGTGGAGCCATCGGCGCCGGCACCGGCCCGCGCCGGGTCGGGCTGTACTACCGCCTCGCCGACGGGACCGAAACGGGCACCGTCACCGTCACCCCCACCGGCGGCTCGGACGTGGTGCAGGCCTCCATCACCTGCTGGCGACCCACCACAGGCAAAGTATTCAGCGTCATCTACGAGTTCGGGCAGGACACCAGCCCCGGCGCGCCAACTTCCGTCGGGGCTGGCAGCCTCCTCGGCGAGACCGCAGGCGACGTGATGCTGGTCTTCACCGTGCAACCCGCCGACACGAACATCAGCAGCCAGACAATGAACGCCACCGGCGCCACCTACGGGACTCCGGTCGAGCACGTTGACACCGGCACCACCACTGGCGATGACCAACGCTGCTCCTGGGTGTCCCGGCCCATCACCGCCGGCACAGCCATCGCGGCCACCGTGTACACGGCCACGTCCACCCAGTCTGCCGGGTGCCTGTTCCTGCGCCTGCGGGAGGCCGCCCCCCCTGCCGGTAGCGCGGAACACCCGCCGTTCATGACCAGCCAATATGCTGGCTACTACTAGGCGGGCCGTGGCGGCTGGCCCGCAGCCGGCGCATACGATCAGCCCATACAAGCCGCGGTCACTAAGGAGCGCTCATGGCCCGATACACCGCCACAGTGGAGTCCGCAGCTGCGATCGCTGCGGACACTGCCTTCGCGTGGCTGCGGCCCGTTGCCGGTTCCGGCGGGAAACTGCGCCGGGTCACCGTGGGCTGTGTCGCCGGCACCGGTGTGCCGACCAGCATGCAGGCCCAGCTGGGCATCGCCCGGATCACCAACGCCGGCACCACCCCCGGTGGTTCGATCACCGGCGCCAAGATGGACCCCAACACCCCCATCGCCTCGTGCCTGTTCCACACCACCTACGCCACCCCGCCTACCGTGACGTCACCGGACGGATGGAAGGTCCCGTTCAATACCCAGAGTGGCGCGGACCTGCCCTGGGAAGGCATCGAAGAACTCATCTTCGCGGCAGGCACAACCGACGGGTTCGCATTTTTCAACCGCGACAACGCCATGCCATCAGCCCACAAGCTCGTCCTATCGGCCGAGTGGGAAGAGTAACCACTAACTCGCTCGTCGAGGTCGTTGCCGTTCGGCAGGCTTGGCCAGGGAGGTAGCTCATGCGCCGCGTGCGCTACCTCCTCACCCGCCGGGGCCGCTGGTGGAACTACACCCCCGACCAGGTACCCATCCCCATCTGGGTGCCGGCCTACCTGCAGGGCCGCCGCCGCGACCAGTCACCGCCGAGGCGTAGCAGGCCACCGATCGGGGTTGTTCCTGCCCAGGTCGTCGAGACCCCACCCGGGTGGGTGGCGCCGTTCATCCGCCAGATCCGCAGGCCTGCACTGGCCCGGCGCACGCAACGTCCAACCACCGGCTCAGCCCCGCTCACGGCTGGGCAGGCCATCCCCAACTGGTTGCTGCACCGGACCGCCCCATGGGCGGTAGCGCTACGGCGGGGCCGCACCTGGACCGCACCGACCCAATCGGGCCTTGTACCGCGGCTGCTCCGCCAGCGACGGCCCCCAGCTGCCGCCACCCGGCGTGCCGAAACGTTCAGCCCACCCTGGGCCCAGGCCGCCCAACCGGCCCCGCCGTGGCCACCGCAGGCCTTGGCCCGGTACAGGCCCACCAGGGGCACCCCGCGACGTGCCCGGATCTTCCACCCGCCGTGGCCGCCGATCATTCCGCCGCCGGCCATCCCGAACACCATCCGGGCCGCCCGGCCAGCTCGTGGCGCGCCCAAACGGGCCAGGCTGTTCCACCCGCCCTGGCCTGTCGTCCCACCAGCTACGCCCACCTGGGTGCCGCTCATCGCGCGCAACCGGCCCCGACCATGGGCCTGTCGCCGAGCTGGGCGCCTGTTCCCCACGCCGCCGGCCCCGGCCGGCCCATCCAGGGCGCTGGCCCGCCAACGACCACGCCACACACCACCGTGCCGGCGCGGCCGGCTGTTCACCACCCCGACCAGCCAGCTCCGCCCACCAGCCCCACCGACCGCCCGGCGTCGCCGGCCAGCGCCTACCAGGCGTGGCCGGTTCAGCCATCCGCCGTGGTCGCAGGTCGCCGGTGCCGCCGTGCCCGGTGTGCACACCGCGACCGGCGCAGCCAACACACTGGGAGCCAGCGGAACCGCCGCGCATCTGGCCGCGACCGGCACGGCCGGTACATTGGACGCCAGTGGCGCGAGCGCGCGACTCACCGCCAAAGCGACCGCTGCGGCTCTCGTCGCGAGCGGAGGTCCACCGTAAATGGCCACCCAGGAACTGAACGACTGGATCAGCCCCGTACTGACCGTCGCACCGTTCGACGGCACCACCGCTGCGACCCTGCTCGTGACCGCACCGGACGGCACCACCAGCAGCCCAGCCGTGACCCCAAGCGGCGGCGGGGAAACCTGGACCGGCGTCGCGTATCAGCTCACCCAGGTCGGCCAGTGGGTCGAGCAGTGGACCGTCACCGGCACCGGCAAGGGCCAGGAACTCCGGGTCATCCTGGTGTTCCCCTACTCGCTGGGCGGACTGGGCGACCCCTACATCGGGCTGGACCTGCTCAAGCACCGGCTCGGGATCGTCGACACCGACGACGATTTCAAGCTGCTCCAGGCCATCGCGGCCACCTCGTACGGGATCAACAAGTTCTGCGGGCGCCAGTTCAACCGGGCCACCGCGGCTTCAGCCCGCACCTACCAGAGCCTGCGGAGTCAGAACCTGGTGATGGTGGATGACTTCTGGGACGCGACCACCGCGGTCGTGACCACCGACGACGACGCTGACGGGGTGTACGAGGCGGTGTGGTCCACATCGGACTACGAGCTCCGCCCGCTGAATGGTGTCGTGGACGGGATGCCGGGGTGGCCCTACACCCGGGTCGCGGCGGTTGGGTATCGCCGGTTCCCCCGACGCGGCCGGGCGGGTGTGCAGCTGAGCGCGAAGTGGGGTTGGCAGGCGATACCGTACCCGGTCATTGAGGCTAATCTGATCGTGGCCGAGGAGGTGTCGAAGCTCAAGGACGCCCCGTTCGGGGTGGCGGGTTTCGGCGAGTTCGGGGCGATGCGGGTTCGGATGAACAGTGCTGCGGTCACTATGCTGGAGCCGTTGCGGCGTTCCCCGGTGAAGGTGGCCTGACGTGTCTACTGTGCTCAATGTGATGGACGCGATCGAGGCGCGCCTTTCGACGATCAGCGGCCTGCGGGTCAGCGACGTTTCCCCGGGCCAGGTCAACCCACCGCAGGCGATCATCGGCACGCCGAACGTGGAGTACCACGCCGTCCACAGCGGTGGTGACGAGCACGACTTCCAGCTGTACGTGCTCACGTCCGCGGCGTTGGACCGGATCGGTCAGCGGCTACTGGCCGAGTTCGCCGCATCCTCCGGGGCGCGCAGTATCCGGGCCACCCTCGAGGCCGACCGCAGCCTTGGTGGTGTGGCCGACGATGTGCGGGTGACCCGGTTTCGGGTGTTGGGTCGCCGCGAGGTTGGGCTGATCGGGTACTTTGGTGGCGTGTTCACGGTCGAGGTTCTGGCCGAGTGGGACGTGACCTGATGGCCCGTCGTGGTCGTACTGTCGCGACGGTCGATTGGTCACCTGACCGGAAGCTCGTCATCAGCCGCACCATGGTGGTCCTGCGTGGGGTGGCGGAGGCGGCGGTGCGGGAGTCGGCCCGCTTCGTCCTGGACCGGGAGCTGGCCACGGTGCCGGTGGCGACGGCTAGGACCAGGGCCGGGTTGTCCATTGAGGATGAGGACAGCGGCGATGGGCTGTTTTCCTCGACGGTGGCTGAGCGTGATCCGCTGCGGGCGCATGTGGCGTTCTTCCTGAACAAGGGCACCAAGCACATGCCGGCGCGGCCGTTCGCCGATGATGCGGTGAAGGCGGAGCGGCGGAGGTTGTCCCGCCGGGTGACCAGGCGAGTACGGGCTGAGCTAGGCACCGGCAAATGATTGGAGTGAATCAATGAGTGGTATGTGGGCCTACGGGACCCAGTTCAAGCGCGGTAACGGCGGGTCGCCGGAGACCTTCGCCGTCGTCGCTGATGTTCGGACAGTCAACGGATTGGACCTGTCCCGCAACACCGACGATGTGACCACACACGACAGCCCAGGTGGGTGGATGGAGTTCATCGGCACCCTGAAGGACGCCGGTGAGATCTCGCTGGAACTCCACTACCGGCCGGTAAGCCATGACCAGTTCGTGGCTGACCTGTCCGACGCGGCGCCGCGTAACTACCAGATTACGGTGCCGGCGAGTCCGGTGGTGACATGGTCGTTTGCGGCCATCATGACCGGGTTCTCGCAAGGGTTCCCGGTCGATGGGAAAGCAACATGCACGGTCAGCTATAAGGTCACCGGCGTGCCGGCGTTTGTCTAACATGGATGGAGCAGTTGAATGACGACGTTGAATGCTAATCTCGTCGCGCAGATTATCGCGACGATCTCCGACCCGCTGACTCTGTCGGTACCGGTCGACCCGCTGTCATACACCAAGAAGATCTCTTTCGCCACCGGCACCGGCATCGGCCAGGGCGACAAGTTGTGGCATGCGACACGGACGATCCTCGCCAGCGCAACCGACACCCTGGACCTGGCAGGTTCGCTGACCGATGGGCTCGGGGACCCGGTGACGTTCGTCCGCATCAAGGCGCTGATGGTCGTCGGTGCGCCAGCCAACGCGGGGAACATTACCCTGCGCCGGCCTGCCACCAACGGTGTGCCTCTGTTCGACACCGTGAGCGCTGGTCTGCCAATCGTCGCGGGTGGCATGCTCATGTGGGTTGCGCCTACCGCTGCCGGGGTGGTCGTTACAGCCGGCACGGGTGACCTTATCGACCTGGTCAACACAGTGGCCAGCACCGTCAACTGTGATGTCGTGATCCTCGGCGCGAGCGCCTGATGGGACTGCTCAGCCGTACCGACATCTTCGCCATCGACGACTCCAGCTACGAGGACGTCGAGGTGCCGGAGTGGGGCGGCACGGTGCGGGTCAAGGCCCTGACCGGTCGGGAACGCATCGAGTACGAGAAGTCGATTGTGGAGCAGCGCGGCACGAAGCTCCGTCTCACCCTGTCCGACGCGAACTCCCGGCTGGTGCAGCTCGCCGCCACCGACGAGCAGGGCCGCCGCCTGTTCTCCCGTGCCGACATCGAAGCCCTGTCCGGTAAGAGCGCCGCGGCGCTGAACCGGGTCGTCGAGGTGGCCCGCCGGCTGGCTGGCCTGTCCGATGAGGACATGGAGGAGCTGGTCGAGGATTTCGGCGACACCCCGAGCGTGGCTTCCTCCACCGACTGACGGCCCACCTCGGGGGCATGACCATCGACGAGCTGTTAGACCGGATGTCCTCGGTGGAGCTGGGGCAGTGGCGGGTCTACGAGGAGGCGTTCGGCCCACTCGGCCCGACCCGTGGTGATCTGCACGCCGCCCAGGTCGTCAGTGCGGTGGTAAACATGCTGCGGGATCCCAAGCGTGGCCGGCCGCTCAAGCTGGAGGACGCGAAGCTGCACTGGCCGGGGGATGGCGACCCTGAGGTCGACGTGGATGATCAGGCCATCATCGTGCAGCAGCTCGCGGCCACGTTGGGAGGGGTGATCAGCGTTGGCGACTCTGGCTAGCCTGCTGGTGCGTCTTGGCGTGGACACCCGCACGGTCAAGTCCGATCTGTACCGCGGCACCAAAGACGCCGAGAGAGCCGGCAAGGAGACCGGCCGGCGATTCTCCGCCGGGATGAAAGCCACGTTGGCTGTTGGTGCGCTGGCGTTGGCCGGTGGGGCTCTGCTAGCCCTGAAAGGGCCGGTCATGGACGCGGTTGGGGCCGCGTCCGACCTTAACGAGACGATCAGTAAGGTCGGGGTGGTTTTCGGCTCGGCGGCCGGCGACATTACGACATTCGCCAAGACGGCGAAAACGAATATCGGGCAGAGCCAACAGGCAGCGCTGGATGCGGCCGCCACCTTCGGTGTGTTCGGGAAGTCCGCCGGACTGACGGGCAAGAATCTGTCCGCGTTTTCGCTGCGGATGGTGGGACTCACATCGGACATGGCGTCGTTTTCGAACACCACACCCGAGGAGGCCATCGAAGCCGTAGGGGCTGCCCTGCGGGGGGAGAGCGAACCGATCCGCCGGTACGGGGTGTTGTTGGATGATGCGACGTTGCGGCAGGCCGCGTTCCGCCTCGGGCTGATCAAATCGACGAAACAGGCGTTGACTCCGGCGAACAAAGTGCTCGCGGCTCAGGCCGAGATTCTCCGTCAAACCAAAGATGCACAGGGCGACTTCGCACGTACGGCGGGTGGTGCCGCCAACCAGCAACGCATCCTGAACGCCCAGATCGCAGATGCGAAGACGAAACTCGGCTCATTCCTGCTACCCGCGTGGCAGTCGCTTCTCACGTTATTGAACAAGAAGGTCGTGCCGTTCGTCGAGAAGAAGGTCATTCCCGCGGTGCAGCGGATGGCCCAAACGTTCAAACGTGATGTGGCACCTGTCCTGGTTCAGTTCGGCCAGTTCATCGGAAAGAACGTGCTACCGAACCTGCGGGCCTTCGCCCAATACTTGCACGACAAGCTCGGCCCCGTGGTGGCGGACATCTTCGGCCGGCTCAAGCGTGATGTGCCGCCACTGTTTGAGAAGATCCGTCAGGCCATTGCGGACAACCGGCCCCAGTTGCAGGCCCTGTTCGACGCGGTCAAGACCGTGTTCGAGTTCCTTGTTGCGAAGATCGGGCCGGCGTTGAGTTTCCTGTTCAAGTGGTGGGGCATCCTATTCAGCGTATTGATCACCGTGGTGGGCGGTCTGGTCCGGGCATTCTTCGCAATCAAGAGTGCGGTGAGTACCGCGGTGAACTGGATTAAGGAACGGTTCACCGCGTCGAAGCAGTTCGTGATTGATTTCCTGAGGATGTGGGCGGGCATCCCTGGTCAGATCCGGTCAGCCTTCGTCAACCTCGCCACCATCATCACCGCACCGTTCCGGGCGGCATTCAACGCCATAGCACGGCTGTGGAACAGCACGGTAGGGCGGATAACATTCACCGTGCCGTCATGGGTCCCCGTCCTCGGGGGCAAGAGTTTCTCCATGCCGAGGCTGCCGATTCTGGGTGATGGCGGCGGCGGAGCCAACAATGCCGCCATACCCCGTGGGCACCTGATGCACCACGGCGGCATCGTGCCGGGCAGTGGCGATCAGATGATCCTCGCCAAGGGTGGTGAGGGTGTGTTCACCCGGGAGCAGATGGCCGCGCTGGGGCAGGGTGGCGGTGGTGGGCGGATGGTGCTGGAGCTACGATCTGGCGGGTCCGCACTGGACGATCTGCTGATCAAGTTGCTGCTGGCCGCGTTCCGCCGGGACCCGCAGCTGCGTAAGCAGCTCGCCGTGATCGTTTCCGGAGCATAGGGTCATGGGTCACAAACTCCTGACCGAGATCTACTACAGTGGACAGTGGAACAAGGTCGACCCCCGGGACTCCGACCCGGTGGGCATCACCCGCGGCCAGGCCGACGAACGCAGCGCCGCATCCCCCGGCACCGCTTCGCTGGCCCTGTTCAACCCCGACCGGTCGTACAGCCCGCGCGACCCGCGTTCGCCGCTGTACGGACTGATCGGACAGAACACGCCACTGCGGCACACCCTGTTGCCCGAGCACATCACCGGCCCGCTGGCCCACGTCATCGACACCTTCCAACGCACGGTCGGGGTTGGGTGGGGTACGGAGCCCACCAGCGGCCACGTGTGGTCCGGGTTCACCTCCGGCACCACCGCCTCGTCGGTCTCACCGGGGCAAGGGCTGCACAGCATCACCGACACCAACGCCTACCGTGGCCAGTACCTCGGCTCGATCAGCACCCGGTCGGTCACGGTCGGGGTGACGTTCGCCGTCGAACAGGCCACCGGGGCGGCGTTGGAGCCAGCCAACATCATGCTTCGCGGCACCACCATCAGCAGCTACGTCATGGCACGGGTGGCGGTCCAGACCGACAACAGCATCACGGTTCAAGCCTTCGCCGCCGGCGGGGCCTCGCTCGGACCTGCCGTGACTACCGGCCTGACCCACGCCGGGACCGGCACGCCGCTGCGGTTCGAGGCCCGCATCGTCGGACACCGCATCGAGGTGCGGCTGTGGAACCCCACCGGCGCCCGACCAGACACACCCACCGCCGTGTTCACCGACCCGGCCTCGGTGATCCCCGGCTGGGTCGGGGTCCGCTCCGGGGTGGCGACCGGCAACACCAACACCAAACCCGTCATATTCACCTACACCAACTTTGAGGCGCGGTGTGAGTCGACCCGGTTCACCGGCGAGATCACCGCCTGGCCTCCCACCCGGGACCTGTCCGGGCAGGTCATCACGGCCGGGATCGAGGCCAGCGGTATCAGTCGGCGGCTCGGCGCGGGCACGAAACCGGTGCGGTCTGCCTACTCCAGGGAGGCGACCAAGGCGAGTTCCTTGTCTACCGTGGTCGGCTACTGGCCCGGTGAAGACGGGCCGGATGCCCGGACGATCGCGCCCGGGCTGGCCAGTCACGGCCCGATGAGCATCCACGGCGAGCTGACCATGGCCAGCTTCGCCGGTTTCAACGGGTCGGACCTGCTGCCGGTGCTCGGCGCCACCGGCCGGCTCAAGGCCTCCGTCCCGCCCTACCCGTCTGGCGCCACCTTTGTGCACGGCGTGTACCAGATCCCCACCGGGTTCCCGGACCTGCCCGTGCTGATGCACCTGCTATGCACCGCCGGGTCTATCTACCGGGTGTTGTTGTTCCATGAGACAGCCGGGGGCGGGCAGCTGACCCTGTACGTGTACAACGAGGCCGGCACTCTGCTCGACCAGACACCGCTGATGTTTTCCGACCTGACCGGGGACAAGCTGTTCGTCTCGCTGGAGCTGGTTCAGGACGCGTCCGATGTGGACATTCGGGTGTTCGTGTGGGAGTTCGACGTCGACGGAGTGCTGGCCCCCACCGGTTTCCAGGTCACCGACACCTACCTCGGCCAGTCGATCGGCCGGGTGACCGACCTGTGGGTCGGGGCTGGTGCGGAGGACATGACCGACCTGGCGGTTGGGCATCTGATGGTGGCCACCAACAACAGCCTGATCGTGCCGTTGGTGTCGGCGTTGGGTGGCCGGCCGGGTGAGAAGGCTGGTCGGCGGTTCGAACGGTTATGCGCCGAGGTGGGCGTCTCCCTGTCCACAGTGGGTGACCTCGACGACACCGAGACGATGGGGCCACAGCGCAGCGGGAAGCTGCTGGATCTGTTGGCCCAGTGCGCGACCGCGGATGGCGGCATCCAGGGGGAGGAACCCGACGACCTGGGCCTGACCTACCGGACCCGACGCAACCTGGAAAACCAAACCCCGTTGCTGACCCTGGACTACGCGACCGGGCTGTTCGCCCCCGGCTTCACCCAGGCCCCGGATGATCAGCTGATCAGAAATGACGTCCGGGTCAGCCGCCCAGGCGGGTCGTCCGCCCAGGCGGTGCTGGAGGCCGGGCGCCTGTCAGTACAGGCACCGCCGGCCGGGATCGGCGAGGGCTACCAGGACGACCTGGAGCTGATCGTGCGGTGGGATGCCCGGCTGCCCGACCAGGCGTGGTGGCGGCTGCACCTGGGCACCTGGGATGAGGACCGTTATCCGCAGATCGCGCTGCGGCTGGAAAGCGGCCGGATCCGGTCCAACCCGGCGTTGGCGGCGGCACTGCTGGGCTTGCGGCCCGGTGACCTCATCGCGATCAGCAATGTGCCGGACTCGCCCGACCTGGTCCTGCTGCTCGTGCTGGGGTTCGCGGACACGTTGACCCTGGCCACCGCCCTGGTCGGGTTGACCGCGGTGCCGGGCCGCCCGTACGAGGTCGGGGTCCGTGACGATACGACGGCCGGGCGGCGCGACACAGCCTCCTCGGTGGTCGCCGAAGGGCTGATGCTGCCCGGCGCATCCGGGGACTACGCGTCCACTCCGGACCACGCATCCCTGGACATCACCGCAGACATCGACCTCCGGGCGGATGTCACTCCATCGACCTGGGCCCCGGCCGGCCTGCAACAAATGGTGGCCAAGTGGGCCAGTGCCGGGAATCTCAGCTACCAGTTCGGCCTAAACGCCAACGGCACGTTGCGGCTTCAATGGTCCAGTGACGGTACTGCCAACCTCAACGTGTCGTCCACCACTACCCCCGTCCCGCATCCGACGTCGGGTCGCCTGGCAGTCCGGGTCACCATGGACGTCAACGATGGTGCGGGCAACCGGGTGATCAGGTTCTACACTGCGCCTGACTTGGCCGGCCCATGGACCCAGCTCGGCACGACGATCACGACTGCCGGAACCACATCGATTTTCGCGGGGAACTCGGTACTGGAGGTTGGCAGTCGCAGCGGCGGCACTACCGAGATATTCACTGGCGTGATCCACGCGGTCGAGGTTCGCAATGGCATCGACGCCACGGTGGTCGCTAATCCGGATTTCGACGCGCAGGCCGCCGGTACTGCCAGCTTCGCCGATTCGACCGGGAAGACGTGGACCGTGAACGGGGCGGCGCTGATCGTCGGTGGGTTCGTGGCCGGTACCGCCACCTCGTTCTGGGTGGCCACCTTGACCCGTCCACTCTGGACCACCGACGCGGCCGCGTTCCCCTTCGATATCGTGGTCGAGGGGGTGCGGCTGAGGGTGACCGACATCGACGCGGCGGTGGCAAACGTGCAACTGGTCACGATCACCCAGACCCCGGTCAACGGCGTCTCCAAGACAATCGCGGCGGGCCGGCCGGTGCGGCTGTGGCGCGCCGCGGTCCGAGCGCTCTGAAATTGTGATGGAGGATGTTCAATGCCTGATCTGACCGCTGGGACAACAGTCAAGGGCCTGGATACCCCGCCTACCGTCGCTGATAGCGAGGCCACGTCCGGCACCACGACCTCCACGACCTTTGTGGAAACACTGACCGGCGGCACCACGTGCGCTGTCGTGTTCACGGCCCCGACCAGTGGTAGGGTCCTCGTCTGCTGCGACTCGCGGGTGCAGAACACCGGCGCCAACGCAAGCTTCGTGTCGTTTGTTGTGCGGACCGGCGGCACGCCCGGGTCCGGTACCAGCGTGCTCGGTGCTGCGGACGCCAGGGCGGTACTGCACGAAGGCACCACGTTCGAGCGGGGCGGGATCGCCGAGCTGGTGACCGGGCTCACTCCCGGAGACGTCTACAATGTCCAGCAGGCGTTCCGGGTGGTCGCTGGTACCGGGGCGTTCGCGAACAAGACGCTGACAGTTGTTCCTGTCTCGTAGCGGCAACGGGAGTTGCACCGAGCGGCGCTCGCGCCAACACAAAGCTCCGATCAGTTGGCGCCACATAGGAGGCAGTGATGCTGGTCGGTGTTGATGTTCACGCGAGGTACCAGGCCAGCCTCGACATTCCGTTGTTGGCCCGGCAGGGCTATTCGTTTTTGGCGACGAAGGCCAGTCAGGGCACTGAGGTGCCGGCGCACCGGACCCTGTCGGCGGCCATGTTCACCGGGCGGATGGTGTCCTGGATCGACCAGGCCCGGCAGGCCGGGATGGTCCCTGGTCTGTACCACTGGCTCACCCGCGTAGATGGGGCTGCGCAGGCCAGGTTCTTCCATAACCTCGTGAGGCGCGCGGGCGGCCCGGCTGGGATGCTGATCCAGCTCGACTGCGAAGACGACGGGTACGGGCCGCAGATGGCGGCGTGGGCGGCCGAGTGGGAAAGATTGACCGGCGGGCACCCGTTCCTGATCTACTCCGGGTCGTGGTGGTGGCCCCGCACCGGCGGCTATCGCGGTGCGGGCCTGACCCCGTACCTGTGGCACTCCCACTACCTCGACGCGGACACCGACACCATCCCGGACGACCCGCAGGCATTCGCCGCCCGCGTCCCGGCCGCCTGGTGGCAGGTCGGCTACGGCGGCTGGGCCACCCCGACGTTCCTACAGTTCTCCTCCCGCGGCGACGCCGGCAGCCTGGCCAACAACGTTGACCTCAACGCGTTCCGCGGCACCATGACCGATCTGCAAGTCCTCACAGGAGGTTCCGACGTGATCACTGTTTCTGACCAGCAAGCCATCGCCGCCGCGGTCGTGGCGCAGCTGAACAAGGCCCAGCCGTACCAGTCAGCCGGCGTAGGCAAGTGGGCCGGGGACAACGGGTGGGCGCCGGTGAGCCAACGACTCCTGCTCGAGTACACATGGCAGCGGGTCATGAGCCAGGGCCAGGGCGTCCCGGCGGACCTGGTGGCCCGCCTCGACGCGATCCTGGCCGCCGCTTCCGATGACGCGAACCCGACCGCGGTGTTGGCGCCGGAGCACGTCGCGACGCTGGCCGCGTTGGGTAAGGCCCTCGCCGATCTGCGCGCCGGCCTGGCCGCTGGGGCCGCGGCCGAGCTCGCCGCGCTGGACTGACCCGACGCCGGTGGACTTGACGGGGTGGATTCCGCAGCTCGGGGCGGTGGGGATGATCCTGGCCTTGGCGTTCCTGACCGCCACCGGCCGGGGGGTGGTTGGCACGAAGGTCTACGCCGATGCCCGCACCGACAAGGACGCCGCTTTGAAGGTTGCGCTCACGGCGATTGACGCGGCGTCGGAGATGTCGGGCAACGTGGCCCGGTTGGCCGCCGCGGTGGAAGGGTTAACCGCGGCGCAGCGGGAGACCACGCAGGTGGTGCGGGCGGTGGGCCAGGCGGTGGAGCTGCTGGCGGCGCGGCGGGTCGGCCCGTGACGCGGTGGTGGCCGCCGGTGTGGTGGCCGTGGCGTCACGAGCCGGACGACCCGGCGGTGGCCGACGCCCACGCCCAGGCGCTGCGGCTGCTCAACACTGCCCGTGCGTACACCGACAGGTCGACCCGTGCCGCGCAGGCCGCCCGTGCGGCCCGCAGCCAGGCCGGCCAGCTGGCCGCCGAACTCGAGGCCACCCTGCGCCGCCGGCCCACCACATGAGCCCAACCACCATCGCCGACGTCGAGCTGGGTCTGGCCATCGCGTTGTGCACGGCGTTCATTGGTCTGTTCGTGTGGCGGTCGAAGTGGCGCACCCGGGCCGGTTTGTTCCTGCTGGGCTTCGCTGGCGTGATCGACGTGCTGATGTCGTTGCGAATGTTCTCCCGGGTCGTGTGGCCGTTGGGTGACGGTTTCTGGGCGGTGGGGTTCGCCGCCCTGGACGGGGTGTTCTTGTGGTTGTTGTGGTTGTTGTGGCGGGTCGAACGGCCGGCCATTGTGCGGGTGGGAGGGTGGGCGATGTCGACTCAGGTGCGTCACCCGTGGCGGGCCACCGTCCGGACCGGGTTCGCGGTGGCGGTGGCGTTGGCGTCGCTGCTGCCGGTGGTCCTGGTGGCCGGCGGGTTGGACACCGCGCCGGCGGCGGGGCAGGTGTTGGCGGTGGCGGCCGCGATCACGAGGGTGATGGCGTTGCCGGGGGTGGATGAGTTCCTGCGCCGGTTCGTCCCGTGGCTGGCCCCGGACTCCCCACCACCGCCACCCAACGAGCCCAGCGGCTGGTGAGAGCAACGGGGCGCGCGGTTGGCTCGACTGTGGCGCACCGTGGCGCACCGTGGCGGCCACACCCAGCCACACCGCCAGTCCGGAGATCTTGGCCAAGACTCGCGAGCAGGCCACGCTCCAGCCGTAGGGCGATTCGCCTTACGCCCCGTCGTCACGTGAGGCCCAGCTCGCGAGTAGGTCGTCGATGGCGCTGACCGCCTGGCGTCGCCGGTCATGCCCCACCAACGAGTAGCCCTGCGTGGTGGCGATCGACACATGCCCCATCAGATCCCGGATCGCGAGCGGGTCCCGGCCGGCCTGCCACATCGCGGTACAGAACGTGTGCCGCAAACGGTGCAGGTGCCAGCCGGGAAGGCCGATCGCCCGCCAGTGCCGGTGCTGCCGGTGGGAGATCCACAACGGGGTCACACCCGACCCGTCGGCGCGGCGCACCAGCAGACCGGGAGGCCGGCCGGCCAGGAACGCCCACAGGCTCGCGCAGGTGTCCACGTAACGCTCTTTGCCACCCTTGCCGCAGACCACGTGCACGAACTCGGCGGTGATGTCCTCCCGCCGGATCACGGCCAGCTCACTGGACCGCAGCCCGGCGCACAGGGCCAGCATCAGGCAGGTGATCCACGGCTCGCCGGTGTGGGCCAGGGCGTGATGCAGCTCGGCGGCGGTGACCGGTTTCGGTCGGGTCAGCCCGGACGGTGGGGTGCGTAGGGTCGCGGTGGGGTCGGAGTCGAGCCACCCGGATAGGTAGGCCCAGCGGTAGAACCCGACCAGGTGGGTGGCGTAGGTGTGGGCGGTCCACCTCGACCAGGACGGGTTGGCGAGGAAGGTGGCGAGTTCGTCGGGGTGGACGTCGTCGAGGCTGTGGGGTAGGTGGGCGTGGGCGTGCAGGAGCAGCCGGCGCCGGTCCCGTTGGGTGGCTGTCGCGTAGTGCTCCGCTGTCATCCAGGACAGGTGAGCGTCGATGATGTCGGTCATGGCGTGTGGGGTGTCCCTCCGTGAGTGCATGGGGTAGGGGACACGACGGTAGGGGGTCGATACCTGCCATGACGGACGGTGTGTGCGTCGGGGCGCTGCGTTGCCTCCGCCTGTATCCGCGGATGGTGGGTGTTGGGGCGCATCGGGTCATACCCCAGCTGGGGTGAGCGGCCGGCCGACCATGGGTGTGGGGTGGGTTCGGGTGGTCCGGCCGGTGGGGCGCCGGGGTGCGGGTACGCCGATGGTGGCGAGCAGGCGGAGGGCGAGCGGGTCGGTCGGATACCAACCGGTAAGAGCATCACCACCACGGTCGGGGCCGTGCACCAGCCACAGGTAGTCGCACCCCGTCCGGGTGGCGATGATTCTACCCAGCTTGACCTGATCGCGTGGTGTGGTTCCCTCGACTTCCCATAGCCGCCAGGTCGCGGCCGGTTGGCCGCACTCCCTAGCGGCTTCTTTAATGTTCCAACCCATCCGATGCCGTACGAGCGCCAGCCGTGCGGCGAAGCTGTGATCGGTCGGCACCCATGCCCCCGTGGTCTGGGCCGTTACCGTGTCCGTTGTCATGAGGCACAGAATAACAGCCTTGACACGGGTGGCCACAAGAGTTCGTCGGATTCTGTCCTTGACACAGCTTGACAGTCCAGACTATCTTCCTGTCCATGGAACAGCTGCCCGAGCTGATGACGGTCGCCGAGGTAGCCGAGCTGTTGAGGCTCAGCGACGAGACGATCCACCGATGGACCCGCGAGGGGAGGTTGGTGTACGTCGACGTCCTTGGCGTGAAGCGGTTCCGCCGCGACTACATCCAGACCCTCATCAACACACCCGCGGTGGCCTCGGAGAGTGTGGCGTGATCACGGGTCGGATCGTCAGGGCACGGTCAACGCAGGCAAGCCCTCGCCTTGGCCACCGCCGGATCAGTCGGGCTGATCACGGTGTCCTCCACGTCACCCCAGTCGCTGAACTCATGCGCGGTCCCATCGACAGCCCAGAACCCGACCGTCGTGCCAGCGTCGATGCTGTTGGTAGCCCACACGCCCACCTGGGTGGAAACGCCGGTGGCTGTGAACTCGACAGCCACGAACCAAACCTCAGTGTGCTGCGTCGAGCGGTAGGCTCCAGCTCGACCAGTGGCGCTCATCCCCGCGTCCTCGACCGCGGCGAGCATGAGGTCGGCGATCTTTTCCGGTGGAACCCGTTCGCAGCCTGCGGGGATGGTGGGCGGCGGTGGGCTGGTCGACGGTTCGACCGCCGGTGTGGTGCTGGTCAAGATCGGGCTGGTCGGTCCCGTGCTGTCGGCAGTCTTATCCGCTGTTGGCAAGATCGCGACGGCGATACCACAGCAGACCAGCAGCGCGACCGCAACAGCCGCGATGATCAGTCCGAGTCGGGTCTTGCGTGGCGCTGGAGGAGCGGCCGCAGCGGGCGGGGGTGGGGGGTCAGTCATGCCACCCAGCGTGCACGCCGCGTCAAGGAATCGGAATCAGCCGATCGGCGTTCACCGGCGGTGGCGTCGTGACCGCGCTCACCGGACCACAACACTACGAAGCCGCGCAGCAACTGGTCACGCCCAAAGGCCCATGCAACCCGAACATGGACGAAATCGCCATGGCACAGGTACACGCACTGCTCGCCCTCACCGCGATCATCACCACCCTGGCCGTCGCAGACGCCAAAGACGCGATCGCGTTGATCGGCGAATGGCGCCGCGTCCTCGGAGAGGAGGAGCCGTCATGACCGCGGACCTTGACCAGCTCGACCTGGTAGACCAGTACTTCGCCACCTGCGACCTCCAAGGGTTGTTGCACCGCGGCACGGACCTGCGGCCCATCGGGCAGGTCCCCGACCAGACGTGGTGCTGGTACCCGACCAACCGGGAGCCGTTCCTCTTCTTGGGCTGGCGCCACGACCAGCGCTGCTACCTGGCTGCGTGGGGCCCCGGCGAACAGTTCCCCCTCCACGACCTTGACGGGGCCGGCCAGCCAACGGTCCTTGAGGTCCTCCGCACCGGGAGCCAGCCATGACCGCCGTGTCCGGCCCGTTCCCGGGTCGCCTACTGCCCGACCCACCGCCGGTCGTGGCCACCGGCCTCACGCCGGAGCAGGAGATACGCGCCCGCGCGCTCACCGCCGCTGCGAGCCTCTTTATCCTGGACGCCCTCGATGACGAGGGCGCCGGTTTGGTGCCGGTTCTGACGGCAGCCATCGCCTTCGCCGACTGGATCAGCAACGGCAAGGGCGGTGAGCCGTCGTGAGGCTCATCAACTGGCTGTTCAGCTGGACCGGCCTCATGGTCGTTCCGGCCCCACCGTCGGCGAAAATGCTCCGCGAGCACGCCAACGTCAGCGAGGTCCACCACCCGTCGCGGGGCGGTAACACCGTCGCGTGGATGCGCCAGGTAGCCCACCTGCGGGATGGGAAAGCGTCGTGAGTGAGATCTTCCACGCCGCACCCGAAGACGGGGCGTACCGCGACGCACTCACCATCACCGGCCGGCAACTGAAGCCACGCACCGACGAACTCCTCATCTCCGTCCAGCATGGCCACCTGCTCAACAGCGTTCCCCTGTCCCGCCCCACCGTCCGCCGCCTGTACGGCGTCCTCGGCCAGTGGCTCGATGAGGGCTGGCCCGACGTGGCCCACACCGACGCACGGCAGGTAGGTGCGGCATGACTGCCCGGTCCGAGCTGGAGATGGCCCACTACTGCGGCGTCTGCCGCGGCTCGCTTGACCGGCTCGTCACCGACGGTGTCACCACCTGGCTACACGGCCGGGCCGACCAACACGCCCGCGGGATCGAACCGCACGAGCCGGTACCCGTACCGGTCCGGGAGATGCACGACGTAGTCACGTACTGCGACTTTTGCTCCGACCCTGAGCCCCGGTGGGTGATCGTCTTCAACGCCGCCGCCAGCATCCTGAACAACACCGACGCCCCGAACGAGCACTACGGCAGCGTCTGGCTGGCCGACGAGCGGTGCCGCGAGCTACTGACCACCGGCCAACTGGCCGGGCTGCTCGCCCGTGTCAGGGCCGCGTTCCGCCGCCGCGGGCACGTGCTCGACCCGCGGGATGAGCAGCTCCTGGATGAGATGTACCGGGGACTGTGGGCGACCGGACTCACTGCGACCCGGCTGGTGCCGGGTGACCCGATCGGCCAACGCGTTACAGCAGGTGCGGCGTGAGCCCGCTGCTGGTCGACCTGTACTGCGGTGCCGGGGGTGCGACCCGCGGCTACCAGCAAGCCGGGTTCCGGGTGATCGGCGTGGACCACAAGCCCCAGCCCCGCTACGTCGGCGACCAGTTCGTGCAAGCCGACGCGTTGGAGTGGTTGGCAACGGCGGACCTGTCGCAGGTGGTGGCGATCCACGCCAGCCCACCATGCCAGGCGTACAGCATCTCCACCGCGGCACGGCGAGCCGCAGGCCACCAGTACCCCGACCTGCTCAGCCCGACCCGTGATGCGCTCATGGCTACCGGCCTGCCGTGGATCATCGAGAACGTTCCCGGCGCCCCGCTACGTCCCGACCTCGTCCTGTGCGGCTGCATGTTCGACCTGCCGGGGCTACGCCGCCAACGCTGGTTCGAGCTGTCCTGGCGGCCCTTCGAGCTGCGTTCACCGTGCCACCACCCGGACCCCATCGTCACAGTCATCGGCCACGGCCCGAACCACCACAGCCACTACCGGCACCTGGTTGGAGCTGAGTGGACCGTGCTGAAGCAGGCGGCCATGGGCATTGACTGGATGCGCCGCGACGAACTCGGCGAGGCCATCCCACCCGCCTATACGAACTACCTCGGTGGCCTGCTTTGCGATGCCCTGGCGGTGAAGGCGTGAACGCCCGAAGCACGCTGCGCCCAGGCGGCCACGGACGCACCGCAGGCCCAGCACCAGGTAGGGCCAAAGGCGGCACCGGCGGGACACGGCAACACCGCGGCGGCGGCTCTAGCGCCGGGCCTGGCTGCGGGTGTCTCACCTCGCTGGTACCGCTCCTGCTGGTCGGGACCGTGTTCGCGGTCGCCGCCGCACTCATCGAAGGGTGGCCGTTGTGATGAAGAACTACATCATCAGAGCCGATGGCTGCGACGACTCCACCGCTGTCGCGTTGGACCTGACCGCCGCCGAGTTTCGTACCGTTCAGCGGGTAGCCGAAGCGGTCACCGCCGCCGCGCGGTATGGCTGCATGCCGAGGATCAGCGTGGTCGCGAGCACCCCAGAGGCCCTGGATGAGCTTCGCGAAGCCGCCGAATCGTACGTGTCCGGTGATGCGTCGTGAACCCTGGTAGCCGGGCCTGTGACCGGTGCTACGCGCAGCACCCCGAGCAGTACGACACGATGCCGACCACATGCGAGCACCTCGATCTGACACACGGTCAGCTCCCCGCGGCGGGCCCGACCGAGATCGTCGACAACATCCCCTGGTGGGCGGACCCTTGGTGGCTGAAGCCATGACCCAGCCCATACCCCCCGTCGACCACGACCGGCTCCTCACCGCCGGCGAGGTCGGGCGGCTGTTCCGGGTTGATCCGAAGACCGTCACCCGGTGGGCGGCCGCTGGCCGGTTGCCGTTTGTGCGGACGTTGGGTGGTCATCACCGGTTCCGTGAGTCGGTCGTGCGTGGCCTGTTGGCCCGGGATGGGGCCGGGTCATGAGCCGCGCCCGCCCGATGAGCGCGACCTTCCGTGAGCTGATCTACCTCTTCGCCGGCCTCGGAGGCCCGGGTGTTGAGACTCCAGCCCCTGGGACTGTGCGCCAACGGCGCCAGCTGAAGCGGATGGGCAAACGTGAGCAGCTGCGCGGCGCCGGGGAGCTGACCCACGGCGCCACCGGGTTACCAGTTCGCCACCCCCGCCCACCCCGGTACACCTTCGCCCAGATGCGCGGGTCGATCACCACCCACCAGGCCGCCCACTGCCCGCCGTGCCCTGACCACGACCGGCCACGGCTGCACCGTGTACCTAAACCAGCGGTGGTGTCCGATGCCGACTAGCCGTTCTGATGTGGTCTGGCGCACGACCCTGCTCGGTGTCGCTTTCCTCACGACGATCGTCGCCGCCAACTGGGCCATAGGCGAGTTCGGATTGGTCCCGGTCGGCTTCGGACTGGTCGCTCCGGCTGGCGTTGCGTTCGCTGGGCTCGCATTCACCCTGCGGGACCTACTCCACGACGCATCCGGCCGGCGGGCTGTGCTCGTCGCGATCCTGGTTGGTGCTGGGCTGTCGTTCGCCGTAGCGCCGCCCGCTGTCGCACTGGCGTCGGGGCTTGCCTTCGGTCTGTCCGAAGCGGCCGACATGGCCGTCTATACGCCGTTGCGCCACCGCCGCTGGCTGTTGGCCGTGGGTCTGTCCAACGTCGCCGGGTTGATCGTCGACTCGGTGCTGTTTCTGTGGATCGCGTTCGGGTCGCTGGAGTTCCTGCCCGGGCAGATCGTCGGCAAGACGTGGATGACCTTGCTCGCGCTCGCAGTGCTTATAACGCTACGCCGTCGTCGGATGGTGACGGCATGATCTTCTATCTTGGCTGTCACATGCCGTCCTGGTTGGAGCGGGTCGACTTCCCCCTGTTCGTCTCCCGCACCCGGCTCACCCGCCGCAAGAGCCTGCCACGAGCCCGAGCGTCGTGGGCGTTGGACTCGGGTGGGTTCACCCAACTCGACACCCTTGGCCGCTGGACCGTGACCACCGACCAGTACGCGGCCGAAGTCCGCCGCTACCGCGACGAGATCGGCAACCTGGCATGGGCCGCACCGATGGACTGGATGTGCGAGCCACGCGTACGCGCCCGGACCGGACTGTCGGTAGCCGAGCACCAACGCCGAACGGTGGACAACTATCTGACCCTGCGCCAAGCCGCGCCGGACCTGCCGTTCATTGCGGTGCTGCAAGGCTGGGAACTGGCCGACTATTTGCGCTGCGTCGAACTGTATGCAGATGCATGGGTCGACCTGAGCGCTATGCCGCTGGTCGGGTTGGGGTCGGTGTGCCGGCGGCAAGCCACCGGAGAGATCGGCGCGATTGTCACCGCCCTATCGATGCGGGGGATCGCGCTGCACGGCTTCGGTGTCAAGTCCGCCGGGCTGCGGTCCTACTCGGCGTATCTGACCTCAGCCGACTCAATGTCGTGGTCCTACCGGGGTCGGCGCACCAAACCATGCGCACATGGGCCGGCCACGTCGGAAGCCAACTGTCCCGAGTTCGCCCGGGCATGGCGCGGGCGGGTTCTTGCCGCATGCCGCTTCGGTCAGCTTGACCTTTTCGCGGCTGGCGCCCTGCACCGCTACCCGACCGAGGCTCAGCCGTGAACACGTGCGGGTGGTGCCTCGAAGCGTCCGGCTGGTGTGAGCGCACCGGCGGTACGAATCCGTGTGAAGGGCAAGGCGAGTACGACCTGATGCTCGCCGACCTTCACGCGGCCCCGATCGTCGTGGTGACGGTGCCGCGACCTGGTCGTGGGGCGGTGACGGCGCCCCCGCACCGCCCCACCCCATGAGCCGGGGCCGCGCCGAATGACTGGACCTCGGCCGGCGCGGCCCCACCAAACCCACCCAACGGAGGAGACGAAGTGTCCACAGCAGACACCGGCACCAGGGCGCCGGAACAGGTCATGTGCGGATGGTTCGCCATGTGCTACGAGCCCGCCACCACCACCCGGCACCACCCCATCGTCGGCGCCGTACCGATCTGCGCCCGGTGTGAGCGCTGGTACGGGGAGCTGGACTCCATCCGGCCACGGCCAACAGACAGCTAACCCCCATGAGCCGGGGGCCGCGTTGTTGAGGGGTGGCGCGGCCCCCACCTAACCGGGGTGGTGCCCGCTACTCGCAGTCTCGGGCACCACCCCCTCACCCCAGACAGACCAGTTAGGAGCGAGAAGACATGGCAACGCAAACCACAGACCAGCAGGCCGACACCGACACCGTCGACCCCACCCTCCGGCAGGCCATCTACCAGCTACTACCCGCGCCGAACGGCGACGGCATCACCGTCTTCGACATCCTCTACGAGCTGCGCCGCGACTCCAGGCCGATCAACGACGGCTGGGGCGGGCTGGACCGGGCCACCATCCGGGAGCACCTCGCCGCCCTGACCGTCGAAGGCCTGGCCACGTCCACACGGGTAGCCAGTCATCAAACCCTTTGGCGGCGCACGGCCGACCGAACGGCAGACGTGGCCGTCGCCCTCGGAAACGCCGGCCAGGTCATCACGTGGTGGGTTGCGACCCGCCGCAGCGGCATCGAGTACCACATACAAGCCCCGTGCCCGGAGCCCATGTGCGGTGACCCGTGGTGCCGGGAGGTGACCCTGTGCGGCCGGTCGATGCGCACCGGCGAACTACTCGACGCTGTCGTACTCGACGACCTCGGCGCCACACCCTGCGACCGGTGCGCCGCCCTGTCACGGTGCCGCGACGCGTCATGAGTGTCCAGGCGTTGGCGACGTGGTCGTGGTAGATCGCACACCGGCAAACATCAGTCATGGGTCACGACCTGCCCCGCACCGCCAAGTAGAGCTGGCGCCGGTGTGCTGCTGAGCCCACTGAGTCCGGTACACCGGCGCCCCCACCACCAACCCTCATCCGAGCAGACGGGAGAACACACAGAATGCTCGCCACCACAACCCGACCGCCCGTACCACCCCAACGCCGCCACCCCGACACCGAAGCCGCCGCGTTGGCGTCGTACGCCCTCGTCCAGCAAGCCCAAGCCGGCGACCAGGCTGCGTTCGGCCTGATCTACGGCCGGTATGCGGACGTGGTGTTCCGGTTCATCTACTTCCGGGTGGGTAGCCGGCCGCTGGCCGAGGATCTGACGGCCGACACGTTCTTGCGCGCCCTCAAGCGCATAGGCAGCTTCACCTGGCAGGGCCGCGACCTGGGCGCCTGGCTGGTGACCATCGCCCGGAACCTGGTCGTCGACCATTTCAAGTCTGTCCGGTACCGGCTGGAACGCCTCTCCGACGGTGAGGACCACGTCGAGCTGGCGGAGTGGGACCGGGACGCGGCCGACGTGGTCATCGAGCAGGGCCTGTCAGCGGCGATACGGGCCGCCCTCGGCCAGCTCACCGCGGAGCAACGCCGGGTGATCGTCTGCCGGTTCTTGCATGGCCTTTCGGTGCTGGAGACCGCTGCCGCGGTGGGTATCAGCGAGGGTGCTTGTAAGGCGGTGCAGTACCGGGCGGTGCGTGCCCTGGCACGGGTGCCCGGATTGGCGGCCTGGCGATGAACGGCACACGAACCGCTGAGGGCCGGGCCAGGACCGCCGTCGATCACCCGCACGGCAGCAACACCCGCTACCGCAACGGGTGCCGATGCGGACCATGCCGGACCGCGGCCACCGAATACGCCCGGCAGGTCCGGCAAGCCAAGCAGGGCTTACCTGCCGGTGATCCCCGGCACGGCACCGCAAACGGGTACGACCACTGGCGCTGCCGCTGCGGGCCCTGCAACACGGCCAAGCACGCCCGTCGCAACCCCAGGCAGCTGATGGTCGCCGGAGACGGGGACCATCGTCACGGCACACACAACGGCTACTCGCACCACAGGTGCCGTTGCGAGCGGTGCCTGTCCGCCGGCCGCGCCTACAGCCGGGCAAAGTACCGCCGGCTCCACCCCGTTAGTGGTGGTGCGTCGTGATGTGGATGCAGGCGTTGGCCGGGTTCGGGCTGCTGCTCCTCGCTACCGCACTGGTGGCCGCGTGGGCTGATACGCGGCGGGCAGCACACGACGACCGAGGGCCGCGGTGATCTGGATGGTCCATATCTTCAAAGCCGCGCCTGAGGCCCGGGCGTCCTGCGACGAGCCCAACTGCACCGTCCTGTCGGTCTTCGCCAGTCGCCATCGGGTACTGGTGCACGCGCAGCACACCGGCCACACCGCCCGGTACGTGGTGGAGACCGCCACCGTTTACCGGCCGGCGAAACCTGAGGTGCCGCGATGACGTACGCGGTCCTGCTGTCCCGACCAAACCGGGACCCCTACGTGTACGGCCCGTTCGGCGACCGGACCCTGGCCGCCCAGTTCGCCGCGTTCCTGCGGGCCGAGGTCGACCCGGCCGTGGTCGTGGAGGTCCTCTCCCCGGTGAGGGAGCTGCTCTGCTGGCGGGAAGGCATAAAGATCGAGCAGGCCCATCAGCGGGCAGCCGAACAGGCCAAGACCCCGGAGTATTGGCCGCCGAAGCCAGGCGACACCTGGCAAGACCGGGTGGGCGACCGGTGGTGCTGCCAGCAAGACGGCACCCTGGCGTGCCTGGCCGTCAAAGGGATCGGACGGCCCGACGACACCGCTACGGAGATCGCCCGCGTGTACGGGCCGATGCGGCTGGTGTACCGGCCCGAGCCGACCAATCGATATCGTTGTGAGGTGCCGGGATGACCATCTTCGCCGTCACATCGGTGCCGCTGACCTCACACGGGGCCCGCCAATCCGTGGCCCTGTTCGGCGCCTCACCCCGCACCACCGCGGTGCCAGTCCTACCCGCCTCTCAGTACGGCACCCCCGAGTGGCTGGCCGAACGCCGGTACATGATCGGCGCCTCTGAGATGGCCGCCGTCCTCGGGCTAAGCCCCCACGCCTCCCCGTTCTCCCTGTGGTGGGCCAAACGGGAAGGCTGGGAGCTGGAGCAGACACTCGGCATGAGGATCGGTCACCTCCTCGAGCCGGTCGTCGCCGGCCTGTTCGCCGAGCTGCGCCCCGATCTGCTGGTGTGCCGGTCCAACACGTCGCTGTGGCGCCACCCGCACCTGGCGTGGATGGGCTGCACCCCCGATTACCTCGGGGTCCGGAGCCAACCGGAGGGCCTACCGACGGTCGAACCGATTGAGATCAAAACTGATGAGGGCGGGTCGGGCTGGGGGCCGGCTGGTAGCGGCGAGGTGCCGGTACACCACCGGGTGCAGGTGCGCCAGCAGTGTGTGGTGTTCGGCGCCGACCGGGGGCACCTGGTGCGGCTGGCCGGTAAGCGACTGACTGCCTATGTGATCGAGTGCGATACCGCCGCGCTGGTCGAGGTGGGCGAGTGGGTCACGCAGGGCGAGGCGTTCGTGAAGTCGCTGATGGACGGCGACCCGCCCGACATCGACGGCCACAAGGCCACCACTGAGACGCTGGAGCGGCTGCACCCGGGCCCGGACCCCGACGCCTCCACCTTCGTGGAGGACGAACTAGCGGCTCAGTACGAGTGGGCCGAAGGCGAGTACAAGGCCGCGAAACAGGTCCGGGAGCAGGCGAAGAACCTGGTACGCCACGCATTGGGTGACGCCCGGTACGGGGCGGTCGCCTCGACCGGACGGCGGTTCGTGGACCGGCGGGTCTACAAACGACGGGCCTACGAGGTCGCAGCGTCCATGGTGGACGCCCTATATCCAGTGAAGCAACGGAAGGACACCCCCGGTGGCAACAGCTAGAGGACAGACGATCGCGCCCGCGGCGGGCACCGATATTGCGCAACGCGGCAAGGGCACCCTAACCGATTTCATCGAGACCTACCAGGGTGACTTCGCTCGGGTCATGCCACCGCACGTGTCCGTCGAGGCGTTCGTTGGTCTCGCCGCCGCCTACGTGCGCCGTGATAAGAAGCTACGGGAGGCGGCCTCCATCAACCCGGCGTCGCTGATCCTGGCCCTGCGCGAGTGCGCGGCCCTGGGCCACACACCTGTGCCTAAAGTGTTCGCGTTGGCGCCGTTCAACGACAAGAACGCTCCCGGCGGGAAGTCCATTGTGGGCATCGAGACGTACCACGGTGTGATTGAGCGGATGTACCGGGCCGGTGGGGTCCAGGCGGTCAAGAGCGAGCTGGTGCGGGTCAACGACCGGTTCGGGTGGGACCCGATGCGGCAGGCCGTGACGCGCCACGAGTACGACCCGTTTGCCACCACCAAAGACCGCGGGGAGCTGGCCGGTACGTACGCCTGGGCGGTGCTGTTCAACGGCGCCAACTCCCAGGTCGTCTGGCTCAACCGGGAGGAGGTCATGAAACACAAGGCGGTGGCGAAGACCGACGCGTTCTGGACCGGGCCGTGGGAGCCGGACATGTGGCGCAAGACCGGCCTGCACGTGCTGGAACGTTACGTGCCAACGTCGGCGGCGTACCGGTGGGAGGTGGCGATGTCCTCAGCCGGGGCCGCGACCGGCTTCACTGGTATCCCAGACCGGGGGCCGGGGGACTACGGGCCGAGCCCGGATGACGCCGTGTACGAGGCCGAGATCGTCGACGAGCGACCAGCCTCTCCGGCTGCGGCGGGTGCTGGCCCGGAGGAGTCGAAGCCGGCCGACTGGCCAGCCGTGCGCACACCCGGCGAGTCCATCGCAGGCCAGCCGTGACCGCCGGTAAGCACCGCGGCCGCCGTCAGCCCGTCCGGGAATGGGTCAGTCTCGCCCCAGCCATCGGCCGGGTACTCCTGTGCTGTCTCGCCGCGGTGTTCCCCGCCCTGGACCGCACGACCATACCGGCAGGCCGGCTATGAGCTACCACCTCGACCAGGCCCAGCGCGAGCTAGAAGGATGCGAGCGCGCCTATGACCGGCTGGAGCGGCAGATGGACAAGCTGGAGCGGGAGAACGGTGACCTGAAGGCCGAGGTGGTCAGGTTGCGCATGGCCTTATCCGCATACGAGGTGATGGAACCGTGACCCGCCCGATAGCAGCAGCCGATCCGGGGACCTGGCACCGGGTGCAGCCCCCCGAGATCATGCGCGTCCAATACCCGGACACCCAGGTGTGGCAACGTGACGTCGCCGACGGGCACCTGTCGGTCTTCGTCGGCCGGGAACCCGCCGACGATCGGGGGAGGTGGCTGTGGCACTTGTCGATCTCACATCGCACCAACACACACCCGCCGACACCCGTGCGTTACCCGACCTGGGATGAGATCCGCGAGGCGCGGTACAGGTTCGTCCCGGATGAGGTGACGATGGCGTTGCTGCTGCCACCGGCCGCCGCGTACGTCAATGTTCACGAGACCACATTCCACCTGTGGGAGGTGGTGTAAGCCGTGAAGCTGATCTTTCGGCATGCGACCCGCGGCGGGCACGTCCACATCGGAGTGTGGTCAGGTAACGGAACCGTCGGCAAAAACGGGGACCTGATCTTCCGGCCGGAAGAATGGGAAGCCCTGAAGTCCACCATCCTCGACGGTGCACGGCAGACCCGCCAGCTGGTCGAGTTCGTGGCCCTGCCGGGTGGGCCCGACGCTGGGCGGGCCAGCACCCTAACCGCCGGCACCCTCACCGCCGAGGAGCACCGGGCCATGGAACTCACCGCCGAGCTGTGGGACGCCGTGGCTGGACTGGCCGGGGAAGGCTCACCCCGCAACAGTGACCTGGCCGAGCTGCGGCAGCACATCCACGCGGTCCAGCACACCATTCTGGCCCAGGCCGCTGCGCGGGCGTACCCGGACCGGTACCGGCTCCTCGGCTGGCCGGTGCCCCGATGAGCTACCAGACCGCGGCGTACGACGACCCGACGGACGACGGCCAGCCGGTCGTGGTCCTCGTCGCCCGAGGCAGCCACGACGTATCACGGCTCATCAACCTACTCACCAGCGGTCGGCACCCAACCTGCGAGCAGGTCGCACTAGGCGCTCATATTCTGAAGCAGGTCAAACGACACAACGGTGGTCGGGCCGCGTTGCGGCTACTCAAAGCCCACGGCGGCCCGGACCTGCTCGAGCCCGTGGGCGAGGCACAACCATGACCGCGATCATGGGTCTCGATCTGTCGCTGTCCGCTACCGGACTGGCCACCTGGTACAGCGCCGACCACGACCGCACCCCACGAGTCGCCACCATCCGCACGCCGGCGGACTGGCCAGACGAAGGCCGGTGGGAGAAGATCGCCGGCACCGTGTGGCGGACCATCGCCGAAAACGGCCCCGACCCGTTCCGGACCCTGATCGTGGTTGAGGGCCGCATCAACATCCGCGGCCGGGCCGAACTGGTCGGCGGCAAGGCGAGGATCACCGGGGCGCGGGGCGACACCACCCTGGACCTGGCCGAGCTGCGTGGTGTCATCCGGTACGGGCTGTGGCGCCGCGGCGTCCCCGTCGCAGTGGTGCACCCCGCCACCCTGAAAAGGTTCGCCACCGGCAACGGTGCTGCGAACAAGGAGACCATGGTCCTTGCGGCCGAACGGCGCCTGGGCGCGGTGTGTCCGATCAGCAACAACAACGAAGCCGACGCGCTTTGGCTTTTGTCGATGGCGTTGCACCACCACGGCCGTCCATTGTGCCCGATGCCGGCCAAGAACGTGGAGGCGCTGGCGTCGGTGACCTGGCCCAACTGGCGAATCGAGGAGAAAGCATGAATGAGATTGACACCACCAATGACCATCTGGTCGGCATGAGGGGCGACCAGGTCGTGATCGTCTTGCCACCAATGGCGCCGATGGGCCACGACGAAGCGCTACGCCTAGCCGCGTGGCTCGTCGCAGTGGCCGACCCGCTGGGCGACGACTTCGACACGGTCCGCAAGGCGGTGCTCAGCACGTGAAGATCAGTGAGCTGATTGTTGAACTCCTGAAGGTCCAGACCGGGCACGGCGATATCGAGGTCAGCGTGATGGAGCATGTCAGCGGCATCGAAGCCGAGGGCATCGCCGTCGAGTATAACGACGACGCGGGGATGCAACCGGCCGCGTTGATCACGGCCACGTTCCCCGACCTGGCCCACGGGTTGGAGGTAATCCGGCAGGCCGAGGCCATGACCGGTTACGACGCGGCCGTTCCACCAGACCAGGTCGCGCTCGACATCTTGCGCAACTCCGGCATCGACGACGAAGGAGCCGCCGCGTGAGCACCATGCCCACCTTCGTCATCAAGGGCAGCGATGCGCTCGCGCCCGCGGCGATCGAGGCGTATCGCCGCTTGTGCGTCCAGTACGAGCTGCACGAGCAGGCCGAGCAGGTGCAGATGGCCCTCGACGAGATCGAGGACTGGCAAGCCGATCACGAGGAGCTGCTGAAGCTGCCCGACCACTACCACAGAGGAGCCGCCGCGTGATCTTCGTTGGTGGGCCGCTCCACGGCCAAAACATTCACGTCGAAGAAACCACCCCCATCGACGGACCGCCCGTTCTCCCACCCGCCTTCGTGGACCTGGCCACCGGCGAAATGTGGCAACTCAAACCTGTGTCGTTCCGGCTCCAAGCCGCGGTGCCGAGCCCGACCGGGCCAGTGCCTGTTGGGCCCGTGAAGACCTGGACCCACCAGGTTTACGTCCACCCCTCGCTGGGTGGGCAATCACCCGAGCAGATGAAAGGCAACCTCACTGATGCGGTGATGCTGTGGTGGTTCACCACCGGCACCCAAGGCGCCCCGAACACGACACCCCCACCGGCGTTGGCGGCCCAGAACGGGTACCACACCACCTACCTGGCCACCTGCCAAGGCTGCCCCCACCCGCCCGAACCCATGGCCTTCGACACACTCGCCGACCGGGCGTTGTGGGCTACCGCGCACATCGACACCACCGGCCACAAGGTCACATTCGACCAACACACCACAGAGGAGACACCACATGCCAGTTGATATCCAAGCCAGCTTCTCCAAGGCGGAGAAGCTCCGCAACGGGCTGGAAGCGATCATTGCTGACCTGCTAGCCCGACCCAACGAACGCCGCTACATCACCGCTGAGGTGGTGTGCGCCACCACGAAGATTGATCACCTGAACGGCGACGCGCGGACACCGGTGATCAAGCTTGTGGGTATTGAACCGATGCTCACCGGCGACGACATCGCCGACGCGAAGGGCCTTTACGAGCGCGCGTTCAAGGCCCGGACCGGGAACATGCCGCAGGAGCCGCTACCACTCGACGGCGACCAGCCGCAGCTACCGCTCGACGAGGGTGATGCGGACCCGGCCGCCGGGCCGTACTACCCGTCGCCGTTCAAGGAGCCCGACCCGCAGTAGCGCCGAAGGACACCCCGACGCTGCGCACGGATCGGCACCGGGGCGGGTTCACGACGCCAACTCTGGCGGGATGAGGAGATGGTGCATGGCCGGGCGCCGACGTCCTCCTATTGACGGCCCGTTGGATTATCGACGGTCGCCACCCGAGGTTGGAACCGACAACGACACCGGATGATCCTTGGTCTGGTGTCCATCCGGAGGGAAGCAGCTAGGTGCCAATCAGGTTCCAAGTGGATTCTGACTTCTACGACCACCCTAAGACCCTCGGCATGTCCGACGCCGCCACGGCGCTCTGGGTGCGTGCGGGCTCGTATTCCGCGGCGAAGCTAACAGACGGCTTCGTCGCCGAACACGTAGTCATCACGCTCTCGAAGTCGCCGCAGGACGCAGCGGATGAGCTGAGGCGCCGCGGGCTGTGGCACAAAGTCAGAGGAGGCTATCGCTTCCACCAGTGGGAGGAACGCGGGAACCTGACCCGAGAGCGCGTCGAGAGCGATCGCAAGGCCGATAGAGAGCGGAAGAAGGCCCAACGAACGGCAACGAAGGCCGATCGAGGGTCCAAGAACCACTCATCGAGTCCGCCTGTGGATAACTTCGGAACGCAACCGGAGGTGGAGGCACTGAACACAAAACGCCAGGTCAGAGGCCATAACGTCCGCCCGGATTCCCAACGGAGTCCGCCCGGATTCCCAACGGAGTCTGAGCGGATTCCGGGCGTGTCTGTGTCTGTGTCTGTGTCTGAGTCTGAGTCTGGGGCTGGACGCGGCGCCGCCGACGTCCCCACCGAGCCGCGCCGAGTCTGTGCCGATCATGCCAACCTGGCCAACCCGCCGCCCTGTGGCGGCTGCGCTGACGCGCGCCGCAACCACGACCACTGGCGGGCCGACCGCGACCGGCGCCTCACCGCGGCGCCCCGCTGCCCGACCCACCCGACCGAGATCGTTGACAACTGCCGCTGCTGCGCAGCCGACCGCAAGGCCGCCGCATGACCCGCCGACCCGAGACGGAGGCACCGCCGTGAACGCCGCCCAGGCCCGCCAGGTGGCCCGCCAGGCCATCGCCGATGCCCGAACACGCCACCAGGCCAGATCATGGCCTGGCAGCGAAACGGCGCCGCTTGCCGGTGCCAGCCCGCGGCCGGCCCGGACGCCTGGACCGGTGTGCGACACCTGCGGGGTCGAGCTCGACCCGGATCGAACGTGCTACGTCTGCGCTGACGGCAGGGTCCAACACGGCCCACCCGAGGGCCCACCCGATCCGGCACCACCGGCCGGGCCCACACAGGGCGCGCCGTGGCGCCCCACCACCATCGGCGAGTATGCCAACCCGTACCTGATCTGTGACAAGTGCCGCCAGCGCACCACCGGCGGCGCGCTGGCCTGTGGTGGTTTCGTGAACCTGCCCTGCGGTCACCACGGCGATTTCCACTCGGTGTGTCCCTCGTGGTCGCCCGTCGATGGCTGCAACTGCGCCAGAGCGTTCGGTGTGGTCGAACACGGCTTCCCAACGCTGCCCCTCACAACGGACACGGCGAAAGCACATGCCACAGTGGAGGTTGGACAGTCATGATCGATCCTGTCGAGATACGGACAGACCCGGTTACACCACACGAGTGGCAGGAGGCGGTCGATGCGGCTCACCTGTGGCTGCTCATCGACGCGGCCCGCCAGTACGGCTTGGTGACCGGCGGGCCCGCAGTGGACGTGGGCCGCTGTGAGGAGATCCTCGCTGCCGGTGCAACGGCCGGGTTCAGACCACGCGAGCTGTCCAATGGCGAGCTCCGAGAAGTGATGTTTGCGTTGCCCACAAAGATCGTGGCGGACCAGTGAGCGGGATGCCGTGGGTGGTGCGGCCGTTGGAGCCGTGGATCGGGCCGGTCACGGTCCTACGGCGGATGTCGCCGTTCTCCGCCACGTGGTCAACCACTTTGGATCTGCTGGACCGGGAGATCTGGTTCCTGGGCGGGCGCAAGTGGGTCTTGCAGATTGACGTCCCCGAGCGGTGGATCAACCGTGATGGGACGCTCAGCGCCCGCGCGGCCGTGGCCACACCGGCCGTGCGGGTGTCCTTCGGTTCCGACCACGGGCCGTTGACGTACGGCTGCGACCGCCGCCGAACCAAACTCACTGGGCAGGACAACGTCCGCGCGATCGCGCTGTCGCTGGAGGCGTTGCGCAAGGTGGACCGCTACGGGGTTGCTGGCAGGGCACCCGGATCTGACGGGCGACGTCGACACATTCAAACGACTCAACGTCGCCCGTGACCTCTTCAACAAGGAGGCGGCGTGATCTCTGTCTGGGCCGCTGAGGAGGCGCGATATGACCTGTACGTCTATCTATCCACCCACGTACCCGACCACGCCCAGGCGATCGCGGATCTCGTCACTGCCCACCTGGGCAGCATGGACGCCCGCGCGGACCTGGCCGACATCGTCGCCGGGTACGTGCCGGATCACGCGCTCGCTACCGTGGTCGAGCAGCTGTGCTACGCGGGCGTCGTGACCAGGGCGCAGCACGACGCCGCGGTCACACGAGAAACCACCTGGGGCCAACACCTGGGCGTGCAGTTGGAGGCAGCTGAGCGGCGGGCCAGTGCGGCGCTGTGGGCGGTGAACCGGTCCTCGCTTGCGCGGGCACGAACGGCGGTGGCGGTCGCGGTGGAGGCACGGAGTAAGTTGCCCACGTCGTCGCCGGGGTGGCGCCTGGCGGACCGGATCATTCAGATCTTCGACTCGGCGCAGACCCTGGAGCTGATCGACGGGGAGCTGTACGGCGTGAGGGAGCCCAAGTGATCCGGGCGCAGATGCCGCCTGCGCAGCTGACCACGTGCGGCACGTGCGGGGCCGAGGTGGCGTGGGCGACGACGGACAACGCGAAGAAGATGCTGGTGGAGGTGTCGCCGGACCCGACCGGGAATTTGGTGCTGTCGTTGACGGGTGCTGGTTTGGTGCATGCGCGGGTGGTGGCGGCGAAGTTGGCGTTTGGGCGTGCGGATTTACACCTGTCGCATTTTGCGCGGTGTAAGCAGGCGTCGTCGTGGCGGCGTCGGTGACCGCCGATCGCTCGGAGCGCCTGGCCCTGTCACCGGACGGGCACACGGTAGCCGTCCGGGCGTACCAGGGCGGTATGTGGTTGGCAGTGAACACGGCGCGGGTGGCCGGGCAGCACCTTTCCGACCTGCCAGCGGACTGGACCCGGTTCACGCCCGCCAGCGACAGAGACCTCGCCGCAGACACCCTGGACAGCCTGCTCCAGGCGGCAGAGGAGATTACCGCTGAGCTGCGTTACCTGCGTCGGGGACTGCCCAAGGTGGAGGCCGCGCCGGACCCGTTCGCGCTGGCCGAGTCGCTGCGTCGGGTTCGGTCCGAGTCAGGGCTGAGTCTGCGGGCACTGGAGGCCGAGATTGGCGTGCCGTTCAACTGCCTGTCCCGTGTGGAGCGTGGCGTCGGGTTGGCGTCACCGATCAACGCGCAACGTATCCACAATTGGTTGTCCGGCTATGAACCAACCACGGTCGAGCCTGTTTCGTGATCAGCGAAACACACAACGGGACCCCCGTTGTGAGGGGGTTACGGTCCGGTCCCCATGTGGTCTTGGCGGCCGGCGCACAAACGGCGGGCCGGTTGGGTGCTCGTAGGATTGCCCGGCCGCCGTGGCCTGGTGGTAGCGTCCCCGGCCAGGTAACTAACTCCATGCCCAGGGCCGCCTGAGCCCGACCGCCGCCGATTGGTGGCGTGTCTGGTGGCGGCCCGCACGGTCCCGAACCTGGGTTGTGCGGTGCACGTGTGAGTACCCCTGGGCCACACCATCGGGAGCAGAATTGTTACGCACCTGGCGGCGGCCCCTTGTGGCCCTCGCAATCGTGGCCGGCATTGTCCTGTCCGCCACACCTTCTGACGCGGTGACCGCGCCCAACCGGGCGAGCACGGTCACCGCTGCTGTTTCCGCGCAGGTGCTGCGTGAGGGCGTCCTGGCCGCCCAGGTGGTGATCGCGAGGTGGGGTGACACCCTGTTCGCCCTGGCCGCCCGGCACTGCGGGTCGGGGTGGCTGTTCCGGCGTCTGGCCGCGGCCAGCGGCATCCCGGATCCGGATCGGATCTACGCGGGTCGTACCCGTGTGGTGATCTCCTGTACGCCGGCGGCGCCGGCACCACGACCAGCCGCCGCCAGCACATTGACGGCTCGCGAATCGCGAATCGTCAAGCTCCTCGCGTACGCCCGGGCCCAGGTTGGTGACCCGTACGTGTGGGCCGCGGCCGGGCCGAACAGTTTCGACTGCTCCGGCCTGGTCATGGCCTCCTACGCGAGGGTCGGGGTGCGGTTGCCGCACCAGTCCGGGTCGATGCTGGGCTACGGCCGGTACGTCAGCAGGGCGAATCTGCGCCCCGGTGATGTGATCTGGCCGTACGTACAGCGGGGGACCCGCGGGCATGTGGTCATCTACCTGGGCGGCGGGAAGATCATCGAGTCGCCGCAGCCTGGGCAGCGGGTGCGGGTCACGACCCTGTACGCGTTCTGGACCGCCCGCCGCATGATCTGAATGCCGATCCGGGAGTGGGTGTCGCCGCTCATAATCCACACTCCTCGTGCTCGGTGCTTCAAATAATAGCGGCAATGTTAGATTCGTGAGCCATCTATCGATTGGATGAGCTATGCACACGCTCCACAAACTGCGGTCCCGCCTCGGCGTGGTCGCCGCCGGATCTGGCCGCCAACAACGGCCGTCCGACGATCATCTACTACCACCACGCCACCTGGAGCAGCGGCAGCCACGGCTCACGCACCGACCACGAGTACCTCAAGGCCATCGTGCTGGCCGACCGGGATGTCCAGCTGGTGTTGGCCGGGCATGACCACGAGTACGAACGGTTCGCCCCGATGGGCCAGTCCGGCCCGGACCCGGCCGGCGCCCGGTACTTCGTGGTCGGCACCGGCGGTAAAGGCCCGCAGTGCGGCGGCGCCCCCATCGCGGGCACGGTCGTGAAGAACTGCACGACGATGGGTGTGCTCCGGCTGGTGTTGCGCCCGAACGGCTATGAATGGCAATTCCACGCGGCGGCTGAGGTTGGCGGGCCGGCGAGCGCGTTCACCGATTCAGGCAACTCCGCGCTGAGGTAGGGTCGGACCTGCCTCGTGTCCAGGGTGTGCTGAGGTTGCTGGCCCCGGTCTTCTGAGCCGGGGCCAGCACCGTTCCCACACAGCAAGGAGGGGGGGCATGCCAACCTCCAAAACAGAGGGGGACCCCTACGGCCACCACCACCGCACCGAACGGGCCAGGCTCCTACCACACGCCTACGGCCAACCCTGCCCACGCTGCGGCCAACCCATGCTCCCCGGCCAAGACCTCGACCTCGGCCACACCAACGACGTGATCCACGGCGGAGCCGGCTCACCACGACGCATGGAACACGCTCACTGCAACCGGCAGGCTGGCCAGGCGGTATCCGCCAAGCGCCGCAAACGCCAACCCATCAACACCAGACGATGGTGACAGGGCATGTGACATAGTGGGGGGGCGGGGTCCGGACGTGATCCACAGGGGACCACCATGCCGCCGAGACTCGAGGTCGTACCCCCCCGGCGTATGGGAGGTTTCATGGTCACATCTGCGGCTGTCCGGCAGCGTAGGTCGAGGGCGCATCGGCGTGGGGATCATTCGTTGTGTGATCCAGCGCGGTGTGGTGGCCCGGCGGCGGATGTGTCTCAGGCGTCGGTGACGGAGCCGGTGATGCCGGTCGTAGAAGTGGCGGCGGAGCGGGTGCCGGGTGGGATCGAGACCGCGACGAGCGCGTTCGTGGAGACGCTCGGGTTCGCAGCCGGCGATCCGCGCCGGTTGCTCGGGCGGATCGCGGTGCTTTTGGCGCAGCGGGTGGACGAGTCCGGGGCGCTGCCGGCGGCGGTGCGGGAGTTGCGGGTGTTGCTGGCCCAGTTGGCGGAGGCCCCGTCGGGGCCGGTGGGGAGGCTGGACGATTTGCAGGTGCGGCGGGCGCAGCGGCGGTTGGATCAGATCCTCGGGTCGCTGGCGGCGTGATGGCTGGCCCGGCTGGGTTGCCCGAGGATGCCGTGAGCATCGGCGAGAACGTCTGGGTGCAGAGGATCGGCGCGTACCCATCCGGCGAGTGGGTCGGGGTCATCGAGTGGCATCTCGACCCGGCTGGTGAGCTGTGCGGTGGCTATGTCGCGTTCGCGGGTTTCAATGGTCTGACCGACCGTGGGCAGCAGCCGGTCGAGCGTCCGACCTGGACCGTGGTCAGTCTTGATCCGTTGACGTTGGCCCCGTCGCTTCAGTGCCTCACTTGCCCTCACCACGGGTTCATCCGCGACGGGAAGTGGCTGCCGGCGTGAGCCTGCTCGGTCCCCAGTGGCCGCCGTTCGCGTTGGTGCCGGACTCATACTCGACGGCCGCGGCGGATGAGCTGGCCGACTTCGCCGTTCAGGTGCTGCACCAGCCGCCGGACGAGTGGCAGCACAACACGCTGCGGATCGGGTGCGGTGAGCGCCGCGATGGCACGTGGGCGGCGGCCGAGGTGCTGTTGGGCGCGCAGCGCCAGAACGGCAAGGGGGTCATCCCGGAGGCCCGTGGACTGGGCGGGTTGTTCCTCCTCGGCGAACAGGAACTGATCTACACCGCGCACGTGAGCGACACCGTACAGAAGTGCTTCCAGCGCTGCATTGACCTGGTCGAGGGCTCGGATGAGCTGATCCGGCGGGTGAAACGGATCAACCGCACCCACGGTCAGGAGGCAATCGAGCACGTCAACGGCGGGACGTTCGCGTTCCGCACGCGGGGTATCCGACCGGGTAAGGGCCGCGGTCTGACCTGTGACTGCCTCTTTTTGGATGAGGCCCTGTACCTGGCGCAGGAGCTGCTCGACGGGCTGCTGCCGACGATGCTGGCCCGGCCGAACCCGCAGATCTGGTATTTGTCGACCCCGCCGGAGACGTCGGACGCGCCGCTGATGCGGATCCGTGACGAGGCCCTGGCGGGCGCGCCCAACATGGCGATGGCGTTGTGGTGCAACCCGCCGGAAGCGGACCTGGAGGACGAGGCGACGTTGGCGAGTGCGAATCCGGCGTGGGGGATCCGGCTGAACACGGCGATGATGGCCGTGCTGCGGCGCCGGCTGGGTGAGGCGGGGTTTGCCCGGGAGTGCGGTGGGATCTGGCCGGTCGTAGGTCAGGAGGCACAGTGGAAGCTGCTCATCGAAGCGTTTTGGATCGACGCGAAGGTGGATCACCGCCGGCCGTCGAGTCAGATGCGCTCGCCGGTGGCGTATGGGGTGTCGGTGGCGCCGGACCGGTCGTGGTCGGCGATCGCCGCCGGGGGTCGGATGGCCGGCGGCGGCCGGCTGATCGAGGTGACGGCGCGGGATGGGGTGGCCGACTACCGGCCGGGCACGGCGTGGCTGATCAGCCGGATGACCGAGCTGGAGGAACACAGACCCTGCGTTGTGGTGATCGACGACAAGGCCATCGCCGAGCAGGCCGAGGCTGCTGGGCTGGTGGTCCACCGCGCACTCCCGGCCGACCAGGCCGCCGCGGCGGCGACGCTGTATGACGGGCTCTCCGGTGACGACCCGGTCGGGCGTGATGTGCACCAGCTCGACCAGCCACATCTGAGAGTTGCGGCGGCGGCAGTGCGGCGGCGGCGTAGCGGCGCCGCCTGGTATCTGGAGTCGTCATCTACTGTAGACATTGCACCGATCAAAGCGGCATCGTTGGCGCTGTGGGGACACGCGACCCCGCGGGTGCACCGGCGGGTGCGGGTGGGTTCGGTCGCGGTTGTTGGGGCGCGGGAGCGGTCAGCGCGGCCGGTGGAGTC